TTACTTATGCAATATCTTTAATTTATGAACTTCTCTCATATCATATACCTTGCACTCCTTTTTAGGCGTAACCTCTTGGCTTCCTCTTAATATCCTTACTTCGTTTTCAAGGTCGTCTACTCTCTTGGACATTATTACATACGCATCCAGAATATCCGATATGTACATTGCTAAGTTGGCATCATTCATAATATAGTTATCGTTTGTTATTTGAAAAGTAAGAAATAAACAAGATATATTATATTATTGTTCTTAAAATAAACCATGTTTGTAAACATAGTTTTCAATCATAATTTATGATATTTCGAGTATTAAAATCAATTATTACGCACTCTTGGTTGAAGCCTTTCTTCCGCTTAGCCCAAGCTGTTCTCGCATAATTTCGTTCTGCCCTGTTAACTTATCTATCTCGGACTTCATTCTCTCTATTTCGGCCTTTAAATTAGCAATCTCCTTATCCTTACCTGTTATCGTATCCTTGTACATCTTCTGAGATTGCGATGCAATGTTTTCAGATGTGCTCTTATCTGTGTCAAGAAACATATTCCCCTTCCCGGTAAGGATGTAGTTGGCGTTGACATTATATGTTTGACAAAACTCTTGCAACGTGTTCATAGACACACCGCATATTCCACGTCTTATTTTAGACATGGTGGCTTTTGATAAATTTTCTAAAGTGTTCCACACCTTATAATCGGTAACCTCAAGTTTATCTATCACTTGAAGAAATCTTTCTGAATAAGCGTTTGTAGCCATAATGCTATCTTCGTCAGCATTTTCTTCATTTCCCAAATAGATATATTTCATATTTGCATCCGGGAAACATTCTGCAAACTTGGATAGGAATTTCTTGCTTGGCTCTTGTATTCCCATTTTAATTTTGGTGAACATGGACTCTTGAACTCCGGTACTCTTTGCTATATTATAGAAAGATACACCCATTCTTTCGACTTCCTCAAGAAATCTTTTTGTTAAATCACTAAGATTTACTTCGTTCTTATTTTTAGAAAAAGGTTGCCCTTCCCCTGTAATAAGCCATGCCCGGCTATATTCAGGAAATACAGATAATATTTTATCCGCATAATTAGCACTTATGGCTTTTATTTTCCCATCACGAATATCATACAATGGCTGTGCCCTCTTAATTCCCATCAACTGAGATAATTTAGAAAGAGTCACTTTCTCGTTATCAGTGATAAACTCTAATATTTCCCTACTGTTCATCATAATAATACTGTATTTATTTGGAGATACAGTATTTTACTGTATCTTTGCACCCGTTGCAAGTCAAGCGGCAACAGATACATGATTAAACAATCGCCCTAACGTGGGCCTCTCTATATGGAAATCCGTTGCCGCTTGACTTTAGCAACGGATTTTTTATTTATAAAGTACAATCGGTTATAGTTTCCGCTTTACGAGTACTGCGGAGGGCTAACGGTAGAAATTGAACGTCGACCTATAACAGATTTAAAACAACCTTCCGAAGCATCATGGTGAAAGCCCATGAGGGGATGCACGAAAGAAGGCAGTCGATTGAAATAAGCGGACTGGTGCACAGGTGCAGGTTACGAGATAACCAACTCTGTAAAAGCTGAAAGCCGAGATTGGAAGCACCCAATTCAGAGCCGATGGGGTCGATACCTAACTTATACTGGTGATTTACCATCGAATTATCCCTGAACCGTTAGAGAGAAAAACACTCTCTACGGGTAAGGGGATGATTCACTCAAAAATCAACGTTCCTTCAAACCTGGTAATTTGTAAGTTAACATAAAGTATAATAATTACTTGATTAAATAATAACTACATAATTAATAACTACATGTTATGAAGAAAATAACAAAGATTGAAATTATAATGTCAGTAGATGAAGATTCTGATTTGTATTCAAGAGATATATTTTTAAACGGGGAAAAAGTTTTTCACGATGAGTTCAAAAAAAATCTCTTAAATACAAAAGACTTTATTCACGTATTTACCAACAAAATAATTAACGGCATTGAAAATGATTGAATGCAGCTATTTTCACTGTATTAACCGATTGTACAACATTTCAAAGATCGAATTATGAAAGAACAAACCCCCAAATGTATCCCTCAAGAATGGTGGGACGACTACTTCAAACGAAGAAGAAGAAACAGAACACATGGAATTATATGTATCTTGTTGCCTAACCTAATATGGATATTGTATATGCTACTTATCAAGTTTGGTTACATCACAACCTCTTGACTTTATTTTGTTATATTTATTAAGATTCTTTCGTATGTCCATTTTCATCAAAGTCAAACGGAATTTCCATTTGCCCTATTTGGCGCATTTTCATCTTTTTAAAATTATCACAAAACTGTTTCATGTTGTCGGAAACTTGAAACAGTGTTATTACCTTGTTTATCTGCTTTTCAAGATTAGGTTCTCCGATGTCAAGCGTAAGCAACTGGTGATATCTACTTGTTCTGTTTCCGGATTCATTTTTTGGCGTCTTTTTCTTAAGCTCATCAAGCACGCCATTGGGCAGCTCTTCATAAATAAACATATTAGTCCATTTTCCTATAATTCCGGGTCTTTTCTTTATTCCTTTTACAGTAAAATCCCACCCGTTAAGCCTGAATAACTCTTTGTAAAATATATCAGGGAAACGCTTTTGCCAAGGAAGAAGCTCTTCTGATATGTATGCTTTGAGAATCTTTTGAAGTTCGTCGTTCTCACGTTCGTACTGATAGCCTGTCGCTTCATCAACAAGCGCTATAATACCTACCTTAGCAACTGAACGAATAATTATATCAGCGTTTCTTACGATTGTTTCATCATTAAAAACGCCGGCACGATTTGCGTCTATTATGGCAGAACAAATATCTACCAATAAAGTTACCTCATATCCGTTAGTGGTTGACTGTGAACCACCTGCATCATTCCTTTTGAACTTTACAGGATTGGAAAGTCGCTCTGATATGCTGTTATCGCCGGCACAAAGATAACTTGAAATACCTTCCATTTTACAGAAGCTACTCATCCACTGACCGCTTTTGTTATCATATCCTATCGCTTTCTGAATCCCTCTTCCGGAGAATACTCTCGTGCCATCCTCAAGCACATAACATGGTATTTCAAGTTCTCCAAGATGAAGCGGCGTTTTGTCCGAACCGTATTTAGCTTTTAAAATTTTATCATCCATACTTATATCTATTTAATAATCAACCAACTACATAAAACATGTTTTATAACATACATTTATTTACTGTATATGTTTTGTTTATACAGTAATATACTGTATATTTGCACTGTCGTTAATCAACAAAGCGGTTAACAACGTTACAAATCAATGTAGATACAAAGATAATAAAATAAATAAAGAAAACAAATATGAAGTACGATTTATCAGACATAATGAAAAGAGCTCATAACCTTTATAAGACAGGTAAATACACTTGGTCTGAAAGTTTGAGAAAGTCTTGGAAAATGGCAAAGTTTACTATTCGTACAAGAGAGGAAATTGCCAACATGGTAGATTATAAATCTATCGACAATAAGGCTTTTGCTGATAAATTGAGAAAAGAGCACGAAGGATGGAAACCAGCCGAAAGAAGTAAGTATGATGACTTCGTCGCTCCTGTATCGGCTTATTATACAAACAATAATAGAGGACGATTCGGTTCTTGCTTTGTAGGTGATTAATACAATAATATATAAACATGAATGACATTAAAACAGTAGCTGTAAAAAAAATATCTCCGGCAGATACATTGAAGAGTATAAAGGTTGGTGATACGGTGATTATAAAGGATAAGCATGTAAAGTCCAATGTGGCCCGATCCACTATATCAAGGTTGTCAAAAAAAGGATACTCATTTTATTCGAAGAGCTGTCCTGAAGGTTTGATAGTAAAAAGACTTCAATAATAATTATCATTATGAATAACAACAAAGTATCCAAACAGATAGCTGTATTCGCTTTAGGCTTTACAGGATTCTTTTTCCTTCTCGGAATAGTTGGAAAATCTGATTATAATGAAGAGGTCATATACAATATGACGGAAACGGCTTACAATGTTATTGTAGATTCCCTCGGTGAAGGTTGCAGCGATACGCAGATCGTGAAGACTTATTTAAGCAACAAAGATTACTACGATAGTTTAAACTGGTAAGGTATGGGACGCTCAAGAAACACCGGAAAGGTAGAGCCGGTAAACAAACTATGGCTCTCTGCCAAAGAAGCAATGGCATACTTAGGATGTGGAGAAAAACTGTTGGAAAAACTAAGGAATAATGCCGAAATATCATTTTCAAAATACGACAGGCGTACTATATGGTACGAACTGAGAAGTCTTGAAAGATTCATAGAAAAAAACCGCGTTGTGTGAATAACGCTCCTTCCTCTTAGCTCAATGGTTAGAGCATCGCTAAGGTTATTTGTTCGTAAGGGTTTAGCGTTTCCGGTCTATTCCGGTTAGCGATTGTTGCACGTTCGATTCGTGCAGAGGAAGCAAGATACACCGTTCTTTGACGTATTGAATGTGAGACAAAGTTTGAATATCTGATATTCGGATTTGTTTCAATATAACTAAGGATTACGTATAGCGGAAACGCCGAAACTACGTATAGGCTTGGTTATCGTGATTGTTTCTCGCACCGAAATGTCCTACGGTAGAGAAGTATGCGGTTTGGGCGCCCGTATCGCGAGAAACAACAGGTCATAAAGACAACATAAGCGTCCGATATAGTCTTAAATCGGTTAAAGTATGCGGTGGTAATGAAAGGCGGCCGTACACGCTTATTATATATATTCTCGTGGCTCACCGTAAGGCGAGTGGTAAGGCTTAACATCGGAACGCTCACGAGAACTGAATTATCCTATGGATGAATTATTTGTTTAGGTTGCCGGGCGGTCTGAGAAGATAGTCCGGTTTTTAGTTGGAAATCATCAATAACAATTATATGAAAACATTTGAAGAATTAAAAGAAGAACTATTGAACCGGGCAAAAAACGCAAATGCCTGCCAAAACGGTTACAAAATGGGACTTGATGCTAAAAATAAGGCTGATCTATTAAAAGCCATCACCGCTAACTGGTTTTGGGTATTAATAGATGCAAGGATAGTTGATGCAATATATCTCGAAGAAAATTTTACTGAGGAAGAACTTTCGGAAGCTGGTATCTATACACGAAAATGCCATGAGGTAAGAGCTGTGTCTTTTGCCTGCGGCAGTGCAACGGTGAAAGCCTGCGACAGTGCAACGGTGAGAGCCTACGGCAGTGCAACGGTGGAAGCCTACGACAGTGCAACGGTGGAAGCCTACGGCAGTGCAACGGTGAAAGCCTGCGACAGTGCAACGGTGAGAGCCTACGGCAGTGCAACGGTGGAAGCCTACGACAGTGCAACGGTGGAAGCCTACGGCAGTGCAACGGTGAAAGCCTGCGACAGTGCAACGGTGAGAGCCTGCGACAGTGCAACGGTGAGAGCCTACGGCAGTGCAACGGTGAAAGCCTACGGCAGTGCAACGGTGAAAGCCTACGGCAGTGCAACGGTGAAAGCCTACGACAGTGCAACGGTGAGAGCCTACGGCAGTGCAACGGTGGAAGCCTACGACAGTGCAACGGTGGAAGCCTACGACGAATCCTATGTAGAAGACTGTACGGGTAATATTAGACCGAGATATGATTACGCAATAGTCAAAGATTACCATAACCATAAGATATATATCAGAAAAGGAAAATTTGAGATAATAGAGGTTTGACCTATTTCAACCGCAATAAGGTAGTGCTATTACTGTACTAAAAGCCGCGAGATAAACGAAGTGCGCACCGTTTTGATTTAACCTTGTACAGGCGGTTCAAAAGAAGAAATAATGGAAAATGAGCTTGAAGAATTATATAAGGAACTGAATAAAGTTAGGTCCTCCCCATTGGCGTATCTTCCTGAATACGGATATTCTTCAAAGGAGGAAATTATTCAGCTTATAGAGGAAGATATAGAGGAGTTGCGCACAGAGATAGAATGTAGTCAATACGATTACACACCTGATGAGCTTGAAGAAGAAAGAAGGAGCATTTGTGTCAGTCAGGGGTTATCAAGATGTTGTTAAACTAATAAATATAGAAATAATGGGTTTAGAAAATTATGAAGTGCTTCCAGTAGAAGCACAAGATGTTCAAATCGTACAGGTAGATGCAGTTGAACGCGCAAACGTAGATAGTCAAGTTGCAACAGCAAAACAATATCCAAGAAGTATCAAAAGGTGCGTTGACAATTCTATTGCTATGGCAACAATGGACGCAGAAACGGCTCAAAGTTGCGGGTATGCGTTGCCTCGCGGAGGAAAGCCTATTACCGGGCCGTCCGTTCACCTTGCAAAGATTATTGTTTCCAATTGGGGAAATATGAGAACAGAAGCTAAGGTAGTTCAAATCACCGACAAGCAAATAATCAGTAGGGGCACCTGCTGGGATTTGGAAGCGAACGTAGCTTCTGCCTTTGAGGTGAGAAGAAGCATTGTAGGTAAAAATGGAAATAGATTCAGCGATGATATGATTACCGTTACCGGAAATGCAGCAAATAGCATTGCATACAGAAATGCGGTGTTTGCCGTTGTTCCTAAAGCGGTGGTTGAAAAGGTATATAAAGCCGCACAAAAATTTATCACCGGTGATCTATCCGATGAAGAAAAAATAATAAAAAGAAGAAAAAGTGCAATAGACTTCTTGTTTGATGAATACGGTATTACAGAGGAGGAAACAATTAAGTTATGCGGCAAACAAACAATCAATCAGATTAAAGCGAATGAAATAGCGCTGCTTCTTGGAATTGTTCAGTCTCTGAAAGACGGAGATACTACCGTTGATGAACTTATGAAGCCAATCAGAGGAAGCAAGGAAGCAAAAAAAGAGGCTATGAGAAAGGCAATGGAACCGGTAGTTGATAAAACAACAGGTGAAATCTTCAACCAGCCAGCGCAATGATAGAACAGGGTTCAAAGGAGTGGAAATTGTCCCGGTTGGGGAATTTTACGGGAAGCCGCATTGGAGACCTCATGACAAGCGGGAAGAAAGGAGAGATGTTCGGAAAGACAGCCCTTTCCTATATATATGAAGTGTGCGCAGAGAGAGATTTGTTGCAGAAATACATTGAAGACGATTACTACTTCGAGATATACCAGCAGCAAGTAAGCTTCAGTAATAAATATACTGATTGGGGACATGAGGTTGAGGACTTCGCGGCAGAACGTTACCAACTTGTCACAGGTTGCGAACTTGAAGAGTGCGAAAGCGTACAGCATCCTACAATACCTTACTTTTCCGCTTCACCTGACCGGATAGCAATTAAAGATGCTTTAAAAAAGGTGGTAGAAATAAAATGCCCAACTCCTAAAAAGTTCATGGAGTATATGAACGAGATCAAGGATAACGATACGCTTAAATCAGTAAATCCTATATACTTCTACCAAACACAAGCGGAGATGTCCTGTACGGGTTTAGACAAAGCCGATTTTGTCGTTTTCTGCCCGTTCTTGAAACATAACATTCACATTGTAGAGATAACAAGGGATGAAGCTGTAATAGCCGAATTCGAGAAGCGAATAACGACTGCAAATGAAATTATTAATCAAATACTTAACAAAAAATGAATTTAACCGGAAGCATAGATTTGCTGAAGCTTGAAAAAACAGGCATAGCAACAATTAAAAACAAAAAGTGTGTTATTATTCCCATTGAGGAAAATGACTTGTATGTAAGCATGGACGAGAACCTGAAAGCGAAGTCCGTATATCTTGGCCTTAATGTTAATGAGCGAAGAGAACCGAGCCAGTTTGGGAAGACGCATTATTGCAAGCAGTCTTTATCAAAGCAATACAGGGACGCGAACAAGACGGAGGCAGAGGCCAAATCAAAGGTTTATCTTGGAGACTTCAAGCCTTATGAGTTTGAGGGTTCAAGCAATGCGGCTGCTACGGTGGAAGCGCCTGTTGTGCAGGTTGATGATGATTCACTCCCATTTTAGAATATGAAAGAGAAGAGATGTTTTAAGTGTGGTAAAATTTTGCCTATAACTGAATTTTATAGGCATTCTCAAATGGGTGACGGGCATTTAAATAAATGCAAGTCTTGCACAAAAGAAGATTCAATAAAAAGATACCATGAAAAGTCTAAAGACGAAAAATGGATGGAACTCGAACGCGTAAGAGGACGCGAAAAGTTTAAAAGGCTTGGTTATAAAGATAGATTTAAATCTGTAACTAAAATTTGTCCAAAGGAGAAAATGGTATCATCAATGCTTAGAAGAAGAGGATATGATACATCCGGGAAAGAAGCTCATCATTGGAATTATAATTCTCCTTTTTCTGTTTTTCTTTTAAGCAGGAAAGCGCACAAATGTATACATAAATATATTTATGTAAATTACTCAAATAAACTATGTTATACGCATGATGGTGATTGCATAGATACATTGGAAAAGGCAAAATCTCTTTTTGAAAAATGGCTTAAAATGAATGGTATACGAGAAAATCTATTGCATATAGATATTAAATAATTTAATAATCAAAAAACATATAAAATTATGCTGTACGAATTTAAGCTTAAAGTAAACAAGGTTAACGAGAAAGGCGATGAAAAAGAAGTCACCGAACAATTCATCGCTGATGTAGATTTGTTCTGTCAGGCAGAACAGAAAGGACTTGAAATGTACGCTTCTAACAATATGGAGTGTGACGTTTTCGCAATCAGCCGTAGCAAGATACGTGAGATTGTCAATGAGAAGCAGGATGATGAGTTCTTTTACAAGGTTACTCTGATTGATGTTTTCGTTGACGATAAAGGCAATGAAAAAAGCAACAAGTACTATGTTCTCATTTCCGCAAAAGACATGGATGATGCCAACAAAAAGGCGGCGGAATACATGAAGCAGGGACTTCAAGATATGAAGCTGGATGCTATTGCCAAAACAAAGATTATTGATTTTATATAATGGGTCAGTTTATTTAAACAAATAAAAACATGAAGAATATTAACGAAATGACCGAGCAGGAAATACTTGCTCTAACGGAGGAAGACGTACAGAAAATGATTAAACTCCGCATGATGGAGGAAGGTATTAAAATCATGGATAAACCCAAAATTCCCGAATTATTTGAAATTGAGCCTGCGGATATTCAGTACTTCTCAATTCCTCTTTTGGATGGTTTTGCGTTTACTGACATTAACGAAGCGACTAAGGTTGCTGAAATCCTAAAAAGCGCAAATTCATTACGAAAGGTTTATTACGATTGGGATAAACTTGGGAGTGATTACAAGTTCCTTAAAAAGAGTAGGAGATACAAGTTTAATGGGGACTCTGATTTTGACATCATTTCAGGATGGGCTTATTCGGATAAACTATACGCTAAAATTTCAAGTTTTGCCGCACAAAATAAGGTTATGAAGGAACAAGCCGAGAAAGACCAAAAGGAATACGAAAACCAGTTAGAAGAATCGTCCGGCATTGTTTCGGAGATATGGGAACGGGTCAAAGAGGTCAAGATAAAATACGAGAGACTGGAAAGGCTTGCTTGGAAGTTTGCCACAGACTATTATCCCCTTTCCGACAACAACGAGGACATGGCTATTAAATTTATGTCTAAGGCATATTCATTGACTGATGAAGAAAAAGCGTATATACTGGATAATTATACTAATACCTTGCAAGATGAGGTTTAATAGTAATTATTTAAGTATAAAGTTAGAGTAGATATTCCCGGTGTGGTTTGACCGCCTATCCGGGAACGATAGCCTGTGAAGGTCTTCTTTTTTATAAAAATTGCTTCCTCGTCAAGCCCAATCAGGGTTACGCCAATGGCACTGTATACGGGAACTGACGAGAAAATGGAGAATATGGTAGCGCTGAACGTATTGGAATGACATAGTGTGATTTGCCATGATTATTTAAGGTTAGTTTATATTCAGTTTCAATAATTCCAGCAAAACAGCGTGCCCTGTTCGATTCGGGGCTTCTCCTCTAAATATATTTACCATGAGACTTACATTAACCAAAACCGAAATTGCAATTGTTCAGAAACTTGTGATAGACCGAAAGCGTGACATTCATAATGCAGGAGGTGACAGCAAGCAGTATGAGATGCTAAGTAAGCTAAATAAAAAGATTGCAAGGCAGGCAAAGAAATTTTATAAAACATGAAACCCTACGTAATTACCTCTATGGCTCTCATTACACACAGCGGGAAAAAGTTACCGCTTACAGTAATAGAGAGCCATATCCTAACAAAGCCATTGGAAGCAATCAAGGATAAGCTGCTTGATGCTTTCTCTACGATGAAGACAAACCTGTGAGTGTTGAATTGAAAATAAAATATGTATGATATATGATAAACAGATAATAAGGGGGAAGATACCGAGTAAATCCAATTGTTACAAGATTGTTACATTGTACGGTCATGGTTCTTTGGCTAAGCAGAAAGTTCTTAAAGAGTACGAAAAAACTTTTTATGTACAATGCGGCATTCGAGACAAAAAAATAAAAGGGTTCTTCAAGATAAAAGTAGATGTGTACCACGAAAACTTGCGTCCTGATCTTGACAATGCTTTTAAAATTTTACTTGATTGTCTTCAATCGTGTAAAGCAATAAAGAATGACCGTCAATGTGTAGAAATACATGCGCGAAAACTGGTTGACAAACTTAACCCGAGGATAGAGTTTGTAATCGAAGAGGTTGATTTATAAAAGATGTATAACTATGGCAGAATCATTTAAGAATGACTACAAAGACGACAAACTCCGCTGGGATTTGCTTCCGCTGGATTTGATAGAGGAAGTAGTTAAGGTATATCACTTTGGAGCAAAAAAGTACGCTCCTAATAGCTGGCAGAATCTTCCTGATGCGGAAAACCGATATTATTCTGCGCTTCTTCGGCACTTGGTAGCATATCGAAAAGGTGAAACGAAAGACGAAGAAAGCGGGCTTCATCCGCTTGCTCATGTTATATGGAACGGGCTTGCGTTACTCTATTTTGCAATAAAGAAAAAATAATAAAAATTCCGATGATTCATTTGGGGATATAGATGAGTATAAAAAATGTTTATATGGAAATAAATAGAATAGCCCATGAATGGGCATGCAATAATAAAGATAAGTCTTTAGAGGAAGCTTTCACAGCGGGGTTTAGCTATAATCATAAAATTGCAGGATTAAAGAATATAGATGAACGAAAGGAGAAGTTTAAGGCAGAAGTGCTTCTTTATCAAGGTCAATATCCTGATTATATGCTGATTGAATTTTATGAATACTGGTCTGAGTGCGGGGGACGGAAAATGAGGTTTGAGAAAGAAAAGACATTCGAGGTTAGTAAGAGATTAGCGCGCTGGAGTAATAATAGCTTTAGAAATAATGGGAACAGAAATTACACTAACAAGCAAGGAAATAGCGGTTCTATCTTCCAAGCAGCTGATAGCTATCTGCAAGAACATCAGTAGCGAGATAACAACCATTAAACAAGCGATTAATTCTCCGCCAATCCAGCTGTCACAATGGAAATCCGTTAATGCGGATTGCATAAAGGCCGTCCTTGTAAAATTTATCGAAGGAACACTTTTGTTTTATGGAAGAACGAGGGAAGATATGAATGATTATCAAGTCGCTTCCGTCGTTAACTCTATTCTTGAGAAATACTACTATTTCCGTATTGAAGATGTATGTCTTTGCTTTAAACGTGCACGCGAAAATTCGGCATACGGTAAGTTTTACGGACGCATTGACGGCTCTGTAATAATGAACTGGTTTGCCACCTACGATAAAGAACGTGACGAGATAATACATTCTTTCAATGATGTAAGTACCGATAATGATACGTCCGAAAACATATCTCGCGAGGAATATAAAGAAATACTTCTTGCAAGAATAGCCGGAGGAGATTTGTATGCCAATGCCGATTATATGAAGATGTGCGAGATAAACAACATATTCTTTGAGAATAGATTCGAGATAGGAAATTACAAGTATAACAGGTTGCATAAGTTTGATAAAAAATAGGCTTTTCCTTTGGCGTTTTGATTTGAGTTAGTATCTTTGCGGTGTTCAAGACCAAGAACATGACATATAAGATTATTGCGTGGATTTTTTATATCCATTCGACTGCTTGTATCCGCAAAGATAAAAGGCTGTTCGTTTTCCCTATGTGGCTACGCATTAATCTTGTGTAGTGTTCTTGGTCGGACAAAACAGGGAAGCGGACAGCTTTCTTTTTATACATAACTCAAATTTCATCACATGACCAAGAACGTGAAATTAGAGAATGGGAGAATAATATGTACCCCACAATCTACGTTAGCTGCTAACGAGAAAGCAACAACCTTATCCCTATCTTCTTCAACCGAAGAAATCAAACGCTATTTTAAAGCCATTTTGGAACTTTCAAAATTGGATGTTCCCTACCCTGTCAACCTTGATAGTTGCTGGATGCTTGCCTATTCAAGAAAAGATAATGCGACTAAAGAATTAACTAAGAACTTCATCCAAGACATTGATTATCAACTTTTCCGTCAAAAAGCGGAAAACCCCAAAGGCGGCAGGCCAACAATAGAATACCACCTCTCCGTCTCTTGCCTTGAATACTTCATTGCCCGCAAGGTTCGTCCTGTATTTGATGTGTATCGTGAAGTATTTCACAAGGTGAACGAGATTGCCCCGAAGGTTGTAAAGTCAAGTGCAGCCGACAAGCGGAAAATTGCAATGCTTGAAAAGGAACTGGAACAAACGAAAGAAATACTCAAATGGACAAGGTGGAGCGAACGCAGGGAAATAGAACTAAAATGCTCATGCTTCTCTTTCCTCGTAAAGACGAAGCAGTACGACAAGTGGGATGAATTCAGGCGGACAGGAATAATCAAACCGTAAAGCCATGATTGAAATACTTATCGTGTTGGGTAGCCTATATGCGGGCTACCTCACTTTCCGGAAAAAGGGAGAGAAACTTTTCTATTGAGTAAAATCTAAAATTTATTATATGAAAACAAATCAAATAATGGTTCGTCCAATGGGCGGTTTTAAAGTAACACAACGAACTTGTGATGGAAAATTCGACTGTACAAATTTGCTTGCGCAATGGAATAGTGTTAATAAAAATAATGCCAAGAAAATCGGAGATTATCTCAGGTTAAAAGAAACAAGAGAATTTGTTAAAGCTCTCATGGAAGAGCCCGAATTTAAAGACGGGAATTCCCGCCTTTTAGAAAGTGGTGATTATAAAGACTTTCCAAAATCTATTGTTGTTGTTACAAGAGGAAAGAATGGAGGTACATGGATGACACCTCTTATGTTTTTAGATTTTGCCATGTGGTTAAATCCTACATTCAAAGTAAAGGTTTTAAAATTCATTCAAGACGAAATGATTAAATTCCGCAATCTTTCGGGCGATGCTTATCCGACGATGTGTAAAGCAGTAAAATCTATCCTGCCCGAAGATATATTCAGAGAAAAGGTAAAAGACCTCGCCCGTTCTCTTAATATCATAGTCTACGGGAAGCATGAAAGTGAAATGAGAAACAAATTTGCAGACGAAAGCAAATTGAGGGAGTTATACGAACTCGAAATGAATATTGCGCAATGGATAGAGATAGGAATAGTAAAGAATTACCAGCAATTAAAATCTGCACTTACAAACTTGTATTACAAGAAATATCCTAATGTGTTGCCAATATGAAGCTAACAGTATGCTGGACCGCAAGAGGCAGAAACAAACGTTTCTATCACGATATATGCCGAAAGTTTGGAATATCAGACTATATGAGCATCAACCATGAAACACCATGTGATATAAAGGATGAAGATATGGAGTTGCTGCGTGAATGTGAGAAACGCGGATTTTTACAGATAAGAAGAAAACAATGAATATTCAGGGATACCCAATTCTCTGCACCGGGAGAATCGAAGACAAAAGAACTCTTCCCCGGTGCAGGCGATGTCCGTTGTTCAACAGAAGATATCCGGTTTATTCTTCATGGAGGATAGACGGAGAATATTGCTGTGTAGCGGATATTATTGTAATTGATAAAAATATAACATAATAATGGAAAAACTAACTATAAACGACTTACCCGAAGATGTCTTAGAGAGAATGAGAAGAGCAATTAGGGAGGACAGCCAAATGATTGCTCTAAAGAACAAGCATTCCCAGTATATAATCAACAGGCAATATGCCAAGGCTGTTTTGCTAAAGGAAAAGATGCAAAAGATAGAGGATCGGGTAATACGTGAATATCTTGACAGCTACGAAGGTGAAACGGAGAATATGCAGAGCCTCATGTCTGATATGTCGCCCGAAGACAGGGAGTATATCAATACTTGCACCAATGCGATTATTCTGATCTGCGACATGATAGAGACGTTCACAATGGACTTTAACCAAGTTCTTAAGAAATATCATCCTGATTACCGATTGGAGATGTATGATAAGATAATGCAGGTAGGTAAAGAAGCTAAGGCCCATGTACAGTTCATGTCGGAGTGTACGGACAATGTCTATCAGTGTTCATTTGCAGACAGTGCGGATGATATTACGGAGCTTGTGAGAAACAAGGCCCGTTCGCTAATACGCAAGGTTAAGGCTAAGGAGGAGAATAAATGAAAGTACTTTCCCTATTTGATGGAATGTCATGCGGTCAAATAGCATTGAAACAGCTTGGTGTTATCCCGGATGTATATTATGCTTCCGAGATAGACAAGTATGCCATATCCCAAACACAGCTGAATTTTCCTGATACCGTCCAGCCTGGTGATGTAACCAAGTGGAGAGAATGGAATATTGATTGGAAGTCATTAGACTTGATTTTAGCAGGTTCTCCTTGTCAGGGGTTTAGTTTTGCCGGAAAGCAGTTGGCTTTTGATGATCCGCGTAGTAAGTTGTTTTTTGTGTTTATCGACATTTTGAATCATGTACGTTCGTTTAATCCAAATGTATTGTTTCTTCTTGAGAATGTGAACATGAAGAAGTCTCACATGAGGGTTATATCTGAATACTGCGGAGTGTTTCCGGTAAACATCAACTCCAATTTGGTGAGTGCTCAAAATAGAGATAGATGGTATTGGACGAACATACGAACAAAGCAAATAGGATTGTTTGGAGAGCTTCATTCGGATATTCCGCAACCGGCGGATAAAGGGATTCTGTTGCGTGATGTTTTGGAAGAGGTGGTGGATGAGAAGTATTATGTTTCGCAGGCGGTGATTGACCGAATGAATAAGCCACATAAATGCTTTACTCCACAAATAAACCCGTCTAAAACTGGATGTCTTACTACGAAAAATAATTCGGGACAGATGTCTTTCGATTCGGGTACTACGTTTATATCCATAGATAGTAAGTCACCTACTCAAATAGCAGCTACTGGAAGATTGCTTGATAAGAAGCATAACTATCAATTTATAAAAATAAATATTGATGGGAATATAAGTAAAAACCAAAAAAAATCTTCTTGTTTTACGGCTGGCGCACATTCGGGAGGCAATCATTCAGACATGGATTTGATTTGTGTTGCTATGCATGGACGTGAATACTCTTGTTTGACGCCAAATCGAACTGAATACGGTAAATCTATCCGTAAAGACTACGAGGCGGGTAAAATTAAAGAGAAAAGAGTAAATATACAACAATTGGAACCCCGCTTAGATAACAAAACAAATTGTTTGGCAAGCGTTCAGAAAGATAATCTGATTTTACAACGCAGTCGTGGAAATAACGCTGGAGGACTATTTGAAGGCAAAACGGATATTAGGATACGAAGACTTACTCCTGTTGAATGCTCCCGCCTCCAAACCATTCCATCCTGGTATCAATGGAAGTGTTCGGATACGCAGATTTACAAAATGCTTGGTAACGGATGGACGGTAGATGTTATAGCTCATATATTGTCTTTTATGAATATTGATAATAATGATATAAAGAATTAATCTATGCCGATAAGTGAAATATATAATATGAATACACAATTTGAACGTTCGGCTAAACCTACCTCATTGCTTTTGGAGAAGAAAATGCAGAAGTGCTAAGGACGTGTGATATAGCAGGTAAATATGTACGAATAAATTAAACTAACAACAATATATTATGAAAAAGAAATTAACTCCTGATAATATTCAGGAACTTACAGAAAATCAGATATTCGTTTTTGGCTCAAACATGAACGGTAATCATGCCGGAGGGGCAGCAAGATTAGCCGTAGAAAAATTTGGTGCAGTGATGGGGCAGGCAGAAGGCATACAAGGCCAATCCTACGCCATTCCAACGTTGGATAAGGATATGCAGAAAGTAACGGAGGAAGAGTTAATAACCTATTTAGGAAACTTCCGAGAGTTTGCTGAAGAGCATCCGGAAAAGGAATTTCTTCTCACCGCTATTGGTACAGGAATAGCCGGATTTGATACAAATTATATGGCGTACATGATACTTAGAGCAAATCTTCCGGATAACGTTACTCTGCCAAAGGAGTTTACCAAAATAAAAGGATACAAGGGTTTTAATCCAGATATGACATGCCGAGGGTTTAAATACGAAGAAGGCAAGGACTACGAGGAGGAAGGAGAAATAGGAGCTTGCGAAAATGGATTTCATTTTTGTCTTCATCCATTGGATGTCTTTGGATATTATCCGCCTGCTTATATAGGTATGAATAAGTTTCACGAAGTTGAGGGAAGCGGTTATATGGATGCGGATGAGGATGATACAAAGATCGCTTGTTCTAAAATACATATCGGAGCAAAACTCGATATAAAAGGGCTTGTGAAAGCAACCGTATCTTATGTAAAGGAACGGTGCACTAATAGGAATAATGCAAATCCGGGGTTTCCTGCTACCGCTGGTAATTATGGTGCTGCTACCGCTGGTGATAGAGGTGCTGCTACCGCTGGTAATTATGGTGCTGCTACCGCTGGTGATAGAGGTGCTGCTACCGCTGGTAATTATGGTGCTGCTACCGCTGGTTATAGTGGTGCTGCTACCGCTGGTTATAGTGGTGCTGCTACCGCTGGTGATAGAGGTGCTGCTACCGCTGGTTATAGTGGTGCTGCTACCGCTGGTGATAGAGGTGCTGCTACCGCTGGTGATAGTGGTGCTGCTACCGCTGGTTATAGTGGTGCTGCTACCGCTGGTGATAGAGGTGCTGCTACCGCTGGTAATTATGGTGCTGCTACCGCTGGTGATAGAGGTGCTGCTACCGCTGGTAATTATGGTGCTGCTACCGCTGGTTATAGTGGTGCTGCTACCGCTGGTTATAGTGGTGCTGCTACCGCTGGTGATAGAGGTGCTGCGACATCAAGAGGTAGTTCATCAACTGGAAATAACGGTTTAGCGGTGGCTCGAGGAACAAATGTAAAGGTCAGAGGAGGTATAGGGTCTATCTTGGTTATAGCAGAGGAGCAAGAAAGCTCGTACGATGTTTCCGATTGGAAAGCTGTTGTAGTTGACGGCAAGAATATCAAGGCTGATACTTGGTATAGATTAGTAAACGGTAAATTTGTTGAGGTGGAAGATTAACTTACAATAATATATTATGATTAAAAAACTATTACAGAAGTATCAAGCGTACAGGGATAAAAAGTTCCTTGCACGCTTGGAGAGAGTGTTAAACAATAATGTGGTGGGCGCAAACTTATTTATAGAAAAAATGTGTTTTCACTCAGGGGATTTCACATGTATTTTCCTAAAGGCGCAGTGGCGGATTTGCTAAACAAAATTCCTCCAAGTCTTGTCGAAGAGCGTCTTCGTTCAGGATATTACGAAGAAATTACCCGGATGCCCATCCCCTCTTTCGATGAGATACTCGAAGCCAACAAGGATGTACTGGAACGGATTAAAGAGAAAGGAGATTGAGATATGAAATATCCTAAAGTAAAGAAAAAACAAAAGATTGAAAGGGTTTGTTACAACTGTAAGCATTATTATAAATGCACTGACAGATTTAACAGAGATACTATAAACTGTGATAAATTCAAATTTAATGCTTTATGTAAGAGTGTTTAAAAAAAAGATTAGATATGAAATCAAAACAAGTATTATCAATAGATCAGATGAAGCACCTGCGGGAGCTTGGCTTGGATACGAGTGATGCAAGTATGCACTGGCAGTTTTTGCCTACGGTTGAATCTTTTTTCAATGGAGTGCTCGCCTTAGAGGAAAGGCCTACTCTCTTCGTTTCTCAACCGAATATGAAATATGAATACCCTGCTTACACCTTGCAGGACATTCTCGACAAGATGCCACATTATTTGAATCCATTTCCGTCCAAACAAATATTATTTGCATGGATGATTGAAAGAGATACCATAGCATACCGCAACATAGAGGATGTTGATGACTGCCTAAAACATTTCACTGACAACTCTCTGATTGATGCAGCCTACGAGATGTTTTGCTGGTGTATTGAAAATGGATATATTTTAAAGAGGGTGAACAATGAAAGCGAGAATAAAAGAAACTGGAGAAATAATTGATGTTGAATGTCGTTTCTATGCCAAGATTGGTTCTACGGACCCGATTATTCATAATAGTTTAGTTGAGGTTTTGAAAGATGATGGAATCATTGATTGGGAACAGAGGCGTTATGAACTGGCAAAGGCTGCAATGCAAGGAGTTCTAAGCAACCCTGCTTTTTGCGGCACATATTCTAAACGTGAAGCACCGATAATTATAGCGCTTGATTGTGCTGATAATATGATAAAGAAACTGAAAGGAGAATAATCATGGATATAAAAGAAGTAAAAAACAAGAAAGAGAAAGCTGAAATGGAAATAGCTCATATTTTAGAACACCTTGAAGCTGAAATAGGTTTAGAAGTCAATAATATGATTTATATACGCAGGGAAAGTGAAAAATCTACGTTATCTGCTTTGCCTGTAAGAATAAAAACAAAAATAATCTTGACGTTTTAATTATGGAAGTAAAGAACGGAATAATAATAGACGGGGTGCTGCATGAAGCTGCATATGGTTATATTCGTTGCGACTTATGCCCTATATACGAGAAATGCGCAGAGGTAGATTGTGCAGTATGTATGGCCGATTTATTTAGCTGTGGCAGTTTTATCAATCGCGGCAAAGTAACAGATATTAAAATAGAAAAGGAGGAATAACTATGGGATTTACAACACCAGCGTTTATACGTAAAAACACACCGGAATTAAGGAAGAAGTTGGAAAAATTAGGATACAACCATTCTACTGATGTAATCGAAGATGAAAGGTTTTGTATTGTTACATCACCAGTTAACTGCAATTATCATGTTATTCTTAAAGAAGTTTTTGATGATACAAATCCTCATCACACATGGAACTGTGCTGGAAGAATTGATTGTGGTACTAACGAGGAACTTTTCATTGTAATTGCTGCATTGAGAGATGATACAGACAACAACCAACTGTTCACCAACGGTAGAGGCGATTGGGGAATATATCGTGATAATTTCAAAGAAGGTGGTTTATCTGGAATGAATTTCTTTGGGATACCAAACGACTTTGATTTATCTAATTATCATAAGGCTACCGTAGACGAACTGATTGAATATTTTAAAGAAGAGGAGGAATAGCCATGACCGAAGAACTTGTAACATTGGAGACAGCGAAAATGCTGAGAGAGAAAGGGTTTAATGAGTATTGTAAAGATATTATCAGGGAAGATAATGGTCGGATGATGCAATCTGTGTTCCGAACCAATAAGGACTTGCCTAAAGGTGCATATTCTCGTCCAACTCAGTCGATTGCTGCTAAATGGCTGCGTGAAATCAAAGGTATGCATGTTGAAATATCTTATATGTATGGAGGCTATTGGACATATGATATACTGACAATTCCGGAACATGACTTGGTAGGATTATCCGACAGACCTTTGTTGCATTATAAATCCTACGAAGAAGCACTTGAAGCAGGATTACAGGAAGCGTTAAAACTTATATGATTATGAGAAGATTTATATATATACTGGTTTCTATCATTATATCATATCTAATTTGTGTATATGAGTATAATACGTGGAATTTCATAGCCGGGTTAGAGCCTTCACTATCTTGCGAAAGATTAGCCAAATACGCCTTTTATTTCGTGATATGGTATTGGGTTGCGAAAGCTGTTGATTTGTTTAATGATTAATATGATTATGGCTAAGAAAATAATGTTTAATGATAAATACTGCTTAACCCAAGCCGTATTGGAAGGTCGGAAGACTATGACAAGGAGAATTGTAGCAGATAAAAAGTTACACTATTGGAAGTGCAGTTGTCCTGATATGGTAATAGTCAAAGTTCCTGAATCACAAAAACTAAAAACTGATGATGATAATACTTATTTTGGCATAAAGGACAAAATATCATCCGAATATTATTGTGATACTATTACCTCTCCGTACAAGGTTGGCGAAGTTGTTGCCATTGCGCAAAGCTATGGCGATTGTGGTAATATGCCTGATTACGAATTGGACGAAGATGGCTATCCTATAATGCCAAAGAGAAGCGGATTTTTTAATAAAATGTTTGTCCGCGCTGACCTCATGCCCCATCACATCCGTATTACCAACATCAAGATAGAACGGTTGCAAAACATTTCCGATGAAGATTGCTTTAAGGAAGGAATTTATAAAGGACAATGCGGAAGTGCAGATACACATTTTATGGATGTTTATTATTACAAAGGAGACATTCAACCTTATTGCACCCCTCGTGAAGCCTTTGCCGCCCTCATAGATAAAGTATCCGGCAAAGGCACATGGGAATCCAACCCTTATGTTTTCGTTTACGAATTTGAATTAGTTTATTAGCCATGAATAGAAACGAATACCGGGAACGCTGCAAACATTACAGCCATTACAGCGGGCAGTGCTATAAAAAGTCGTTCATATCGGGCATAGCAAACAATGTGCATGTGAATATGAAATGTGACGGTAAATGTCCTCGCATGAGGAATTACGATAAGAGAAACGGAATATTAATTGATAAAGAAATAACAGATTAATCTAAATGAATGCACTAAAACGCTTTATATTTATAATATTGTTTATGCCTATATGTACTATAAATGCTATCTATGATACTATGATGTTTATAGTCAAAGGCGACAATCACGAATGGTTTGTAATGCTTAATTGGCTGAGTAATAAATTAATAGATAATTGATATGGAAAAAATCAAATGTATAACTTTCGATAAAGCAGCACAAGATGTTTTGTCGGAACAAATCAAGGCTAAGATGAAAGCTAATATGAGCAAAGCCAGACGGGAAGAATACAAAAAGCTGTGTTATAACTTTGAGTATAAGTTTGGAGAATATATACCCAGTTGCGCATTAAAGTCTGGAGAATGTGATGAAGATTGTGAATACATGAGAAACTTTAAAAATAGTAAACATGAATTTAAATAAATTGCGCGATCGCGCCTATAAAACCGCCTGTGAACATGGTTTTCATGATGAAGAATTGAGTAACGAACATTGCCTCTGTCTTGTCATATCCGAGCTTATGGAAGCAGTGGAAGCAGATAGAAAAGGGAAATACTTCAAAGGTATATTGACTTTTGAGCGTGAGTTTAACCGTTATTCCGCATTAGTGGAAGAAGAAAAACGATTTAAGTGCTCGTTTGAAAGACACGTCAAAGATACAGTTCCTGATGAGCTTACCGATGCCGTTATCCGCCTGCTTGATTTGTGCGGACTGCGTGAAATTAAGTTGGAGAATGACTGTTTGGATGATGAAGTGCTTGAAGAATATTCGCACATATTCATTGGCAAAACATTTACAGAGTCTATTTTCAATATTACTAAAAATCTTATTGATAGAGATATATCCTACTCTCTAATTAAGATTTTCGGGCTTGCCAAGCATCTTGACATAGATTTGCTCTGGCACATTGAGCAGAAACAAAGATATAACGAATTAATACCATATAAACATGGAAAGAAATATTGATATTAAAAAATACTATTACTATACTTATCGATCCAAATCAGGTGGAATATGCTGCGATGTATGCTCGATTGAAGATGGTGATTTTGATTTAAATCGCATGATGCGTGATTTGTATAAAGATTACGGGTGCGTGTGTATAATCACTTTTTGGAAAGAAATATCCAAAGAAGAACACGAAGGGTTAATGGAGTTCTGTGATAAAGTTAATAAGGAGAGATAGTAATGAAGCATATATTTTTTTTATTTGTAGGTATTTTGGCTTTATACGAAATCATGAAAGCCTTAAACTGTAAGAGGGTTTATTCTCGTACATACGAATATATACATTCTCCCAAAGAAGATAAGAATACATATTTTAAAAAGCACCCTATGCTTCTTTTAATGAGCGTTTTGGATCTTTTTGAGTGGATGACATTAATGGCAGGACTAATGACAAGTCAATGGGTTTTATTTTTGGCGGTGATGGCTTTGTCTTTATCAAGATTCTACCGCCTCGGTAGTTGGGCCGTATGTATAGACTGTATTATTACTGTGGCTATTTACTTGTTTGCTATTATTAATACTTATCATTTACATATAGAATTATGAGTAAATTAAGAAGATATAAAAAGGTAGATACGAGTCTGTCTCATTTGTGCACTTTTGCACCAGTTAAAGATCCGGCAGTGGTAATAGGGTCTTATTACTGCAAAAACATTTGTCCTCATTGCCGAGGGACGTTGAATATATTAGGAGTTAGATATGTAAGATGTGATAAACCATGAGTAAAAAAAAGGATGCCTGTACATCCCCTTAAAACAGCATTACGCCACTTTCTTACTATCTACCAAGAAAGAAAAGTATTTGGAATGTTTTGGATATATCCGCTTACCATTGACAAAACAAAAAATACAGCCAATGGTATATACTATTAGTTAAAAGTTGTTTTATAACCTGTTAAAATCAGCACATTTGATACTTGAACGTGCAAAAATTACGTTATTTGTATGAAATTTGAATAGTAACATTAATCATGGAAGAAAAAAACAATAGGAAAAGCCTTATGCACACTTTTTTAAAGGGAATATTGTATTTCTTCTCACTGAATGAAAATCCCATAGAAGAGTACGATAGGCGAAGAAAGGAAAAGAACGACTTGGAAAGAATGCGTTCAGACTGGTATAATGTAGGTAATGATATAAGAAGGGCTTATGAAAAATACAAATCAGCAGAAGGAACCTGCTAAGGTTCAAATAAGCCATGAGAGACATTATTCAGGTCCGCTTCCTCTTCCCGAAGATTTGGCAAAATACGATCATATTGTACCGGGGGCTGCGGAAAGAATCTTGAAAATGGCAGAAAAAGAAATGGACCATAGGCATGCGGAAGATTCTAAATTATCAAAAGGCATTATACTTACGGCTAAGATTTCTATTATATTTGCTTTTATTTGTGTCCTTATTTTGTCCGGATTATCTTTTTACGCCATTTATTTAGGACACGCTGCTGTCGGAGGGAGCATTGCGGTAGGAGCAATTGCTGCTGTGGCTGGAGCTTTTCTTTATAAATCGAAGCGAACGAAAAATTCAATATAGTATTTAATTTTATATTTATTGCAAAAGGCGGTGAACTTGTGGAACACCGCCTTTTTCATGCCCGAGCCTAACCGTTCGGGCTTTTTGTTTTACAAAATTAAATGATCATGAGAGCAACCGAAAGGAAACTAAGAGACAGACATGTCCATCTGCCTGAGCAATACAAGAAAGTAGACACGACAGTCAACGGAGATGCGGAACACCTGATAGAGGAGCGCAAACAGCTTGAAAAGAACTTGGTTCCTCTGCGCCTTAGCAACACTACCGTTATCTACGTAACAAGGGATAAGCAAAACGAAGCGTATGCAGCAGTGGCGCGTAAACGAATGGGAATAGCCGAACCCCGGAAAGCATTTGTTGACCCTCTCTCACAGGAGAACATTACAAAGATGTACAAGGAGGACGGCATAGCTCCCCGCAGAATGGCCGAAATATTGAATGTAAGCGTCAGGACGGTGTATCTAAGATTAGCCAAATACGGGCTTACAAAAGTGAAATGCAGATAATTAAAACTTGTAATTATGAAAGATATTAAAAGAAAATACAGTTTCTCTGATATAGAGTTTAAGCCTTACTTCACAGAGGAAGAGGTAAATTTTATCAAAAAAATAAGATTGACGAGTGATGCTGATAAGTACATGCAAGGAGTGGTTGAGTTTGAGAATGGTTATGGCATCAGCGTGCTTTTAGGAGGGCGGCCGTTTCAGTCAAACGGGAAAGATACATACGAGGTGGCCGTTACCTATGACGGCCATATAATCAATCGAGATAACGAGCAGTGGGTAGAATGCTTTTTGAACCGCAATGAAGTTGAGAAGCTGATGAACAATGTTGCCGGGCTTAATCCTATTGTCGTTGATTCGTTCGACAAAGGCGATTACCTGGTGTATAATTTTGATAAATATCATACATATATAGCCAGTTCGGGAAGAGAAAACATTAGATTGTTTGGTTCTTTTTACGAAACGAGAAAAGCCACCTATGAAGAAAGAGAGAAGATATTCGAGAGATTGAACGAATTATTAACAGTAAACAAAAGCAATGGAAGATAATACATTAGACCAAAACCTTTATACCACCGCAATGAAAGAAGCGCTAAAGGTGGAGTTCTTAGAAAGCAACGAAGAGATTAAACTATATGCCGCCTCGCTGTATAATGCGATGGTATGGGGTAGAAATCATACGGTTAAAGTAAAATATTAAGTTTTTTATTTGGCGTTATAGAAAAAGGGCGTATATTTGCAGCGTTACACATATTTAGTGGCAGGCGGTTGTCTGCTTTGTGCAGGCATTTTTTATGCTTGTAAGTACGCTGTATATATAATACAACGGTCTGCAAACCTGTGAGGAAAGTTAACAGCTTCCCAACTGCCACTAAGGTATGTGTAACGACGGGTTAATTGCAGACCGTCTTCTTTTCTGCAATGCCATAAAACGTTACAAAAATGGCAAATGAATTAAATTCAAACAAGAAAACAATGAGCTCGCTTGAAATTGCAGAGCTCGCAGGTAGAAACCACAAAGATGTTATGCGCTCCATTCGTGATATGGAACCAGCATGGGTGAAAGAAGGTGGGCGCAATTTTGCGCTGACCTCTTATGTTGACCAATGGAACAGACAGCAGCCATGTTACGAATTGGATTACAAAGAATGTATGTATATAGCTTCTAAGTTTGAAGATGCGACAAGAGCGAAGTTAGTCCTTCGTTGGGACGCGTTGGAAACAGGAAAAGCTAAGCCAATGATTTATCAATCTAAAATCAAGCGTGAACCAACTCTAACAACAAAAATTCGTGTCAGCCTTGAATGGATAAAAGGTGTGAGCGAAATGCTAAATCTTAATGATGCTTCAAAGTTGGCATTGCTTGGAAAAGTAGCAGAACCATTAAACTTGCCACTTCCCGACTACACCCCGTCAAAAGGAATATTAAAATCAGCAACCGACCTATTGAAAGAACGGAAAACTCAAATATCCGCACGTGAATTTAATACGGTAGCAATGGAAAAAGGTTACCTGTGCGAACTGGAAAGAAAATCATCATACGGGCAAAAGAAGAAATTCAAGTCAATCACAGAGAAAGGTCTTTCTTTTGGAGAAAACCAAGTAAACCCGAACAATCCGAAAGGCACTCAACCATTATGGTACGAAAGTAAGTTTGATGAGTTATTGGCCGTATTAGGGTTTCATTTCATAGGAGAAACTAACTAATAATATAGCTTATTGAAAATCAGAAAAAGGCAATAGGTTATACAAGAAGGGGGTCTGCGTTTTACCGACCCCCACTGTAAATCAGCCTGCCCGCTTAAAACCTAAAACAAATATTCATCATGGAAAGAAATACAATACTTGCTAAAAAGCAATATGACGTCAGCGCAATGGGTGAATTTTTTAGAGACATTATAGCTCCTGAAGAGCTTAGAAAGGAACTTGTAGAACTGGCGTTTGATTACGCGCAATATGTAGATGAAGGGAGCACAGATTTGTTTAAAAACAATATGAGTACCATATACATACTGTATAGGGCACTGGAGGATGTGAAAGAATTAGAGACACAGGGTTAACAGCATAGCCAGTTTTACCGCAACAATAAGCGGTATAGCATTGCAAATAACGTCCTCGGCTATCTTTAGAGCACGTTCCATTGCATCATAGCAAGCAGTCGGCAGAACATCCAGTGCGGTAAGTCTTCCGACTGCTTAATCAATATGTCTAATTGTTCATTCATAGCTATATTTTAGGCACATATAAGACCATATTTTATTATCTCCCGGCATCCAATCTTCATCGTCAAACCAAAAGGCATACGCCGCTTCGATAATATCCTCTCCATCCAAAACCTTGCACAGATCGGCCCAAAAAGCATTAAAGGCTACGTATTTATCCCAGCGGGTACATCCTGACGGGAAATTCTTGTTCTTGGTGGCTTCCTCTATCTGATCTACCGTCCAATATCCACCCTTGTGTTCGTTGCCTTCCTTGTCTGTGTATTCCATATCGGCAACATCGTGCATGGCAAACTCTTCATTGTAATGGCATCCGCTCATGGCACCGTACAGCTTTCTCAACGCCAGCCAATACTTTTTAGGCTCTTTCTCTTTCATCGGCTCCAGCACATCCGAAAGAATGCGGGTGCTCTCTATCATTACAGCTTCACCCTTGCCTTTGCCGTACTTTTCTATCAATTCATAAATAGTCATGATCTTTTCCCTTTCTTTTAATTAAGTAGTATGTTTTTTATCTGAATATCCTGCTTGCACCTCTTAGAAACACCTCAAAAATGGCGTCTCCGGTAAGGTTTGCCCCTACCTCCCGCCAAAAATTGGGCTTGCTTTGCTTTCTGATTATTTGAAGCAACAAGTCCTGCTGGCGAAGGTGATGTTCGTTGTTCTTTTCAATGTCTTTTTGTAATAGCAAAAGAGCCTTGACACCGTCATCCTTGCAGTTACCTATACACTCGTTGAGGTATTTGTCCATGCAATACTTCATAATCTTCTTGTTGCTCATATTGTTATTTCTTTCCACATGACGGGCATTTAACCGTCTTTGCGGGCTTTGGTTTTACAATTACAAATCTTCCCATAACCGATCGTATTTTTTGTTTATATAAGCCAAAAGCAAATCAATCCATAGTGCGGCCAAGGCACACAGAAAAGAAACAAGGATGCAACGAATAACCGGATCTCCGCATGCAATGCTGTAAGCCAGCGTGAGCCAAAAGCTGATACACTTGCTGCATTTCAGCTTCTCCGATAAGTGTCCTATCTTCTCCGGGTTTACCGGAACAAGTCTTTTCAAAATGCCTGATATGGCATCGAAAAGTCCCAAATAGATGAACAGGCATACGGAAACGGTTATTATCATTGCATCCCCAATCATACACTACTTGTTTTTGGATGATTTGGTTTCGTTTGCTAAGCTTTCATCTTCACCAAGCAATGCAGCTACGGCAGGCGCAGGAGCAGGGCTTGTGACAGTCAGGCCGAACTCTATTTCCACCGCATTTGTTTTCGTGCAGCAGTCTTGTACGTTGGTAGGACTTACCAGCACATTAGGCGTAACGGTAAGCGTTGCGGATGTGGGTACTGTGGTTGAATAGAACGGTACGGTAATTGAAGTGAACACTGTATCCGTCTGCGGGCATACGTCACAATTGTTGCATCCGCATACGTATGGCAGATAACTTACCGAACCTACCAATTGGATAGACAGCGAATAAAGGTTTCCGCCTAAAGAATCAATAGACTTCAAAACGGCCCTCATGGTCCCGCTTAAAGGATATTGGGCGGTGATACAGATGTTCCGGTTACGACACAGATAATGAATCAGGTCAATGTAATACATTATTGGGGATGGTGTCGTAGTCCCTGTGGCTACGGGGACAAGCTCCAATACGGAGGTTTGTCCCGATTTGTTTTTACAACAGCTCATAATGAATCGTTTTTTTATTAATATTATTCAGCAACGGGTTCCTCTGCTGATTGAGGGTATTTCTTTGGAGCCGGCACCCGGCTCTTCATCTCTTTTACAGAATCAGGCGTTCCTACACCCAGCAGCACATCGAGTTTTGCTTCAATGTTTATCAACCGTTGTTCCGTAGCTATCAGGAACTTATTGTTTGATACTGCTATCTCGTAAATGGCTTGTATGTATTCGTTCATATTGTTTTGTTATTTAAAATATTTGATGATTTGATTTTTTACAAACAGGTTGTCTTTCCATTTAAGAACGCACTCTGTCAGCTTTTGTGCTGTTACCGCTCTTCCCTCGGCAGCATGTTCGTTTACAAAGTTCTGCAATGCCTTTGAGGCTGCATCCGCTTCTTCCTGCGTATCGGCATATACTTTAAAATTTATTTCAAATCCTTTCATAGTACATTTGTTTTAATTACAACGGAGGCAGAGGCGGTGATACTGGAGCAGCACCCGAAGGCGGCATTCCACCTCCTTTTTTCAGGCTTTTCAAGAACTCTATGCCTTGCATGATATCGTTTTGATTTTCTTTCACCCAGCCGAATATCGTTCCGGCGGTATCCCTCACCTGTTGCATGGTTGTGGGAGGAACAATATCAAACGTAGGCAGTTCTTCCATGTCCTTAGCGAGAAAATCATACAGCTTCTCCGCTTCCTCTACGTTTCCTTTGGCTATCATCAGAGTTTGCATTTTCAGTGCAACCTTACTGGTAGGCTTTATCATTTTCAGCATTTCCATATTGTATTTTTTCTTTCTCCAAAACATAAGTAGCAATGTTTTTTGTAAAAAGGGAAAGGCTTAGTGCGCCCTTCCCCGATACCGAAATGCAATTAGCCGTTGCAAGGACATCCGCAAGGCTGCGGTGCGCTGTACAATGCTACGGGCTGCGGACACATCTGTGAGCGACCAGTCAAACGGTCAGCCACGATCTGTGCTTCTGCCTGTGCGTATGCGCTTGCTCCTGCTCCCGCCAAAGCGTTAGCCGTAGCGCCTGTCTGAACATTTACGTAGTCAATCATGCGAGGTTGCTGATTTACACGTTCTGCGCGTTCTGCAATAGCCAGTTGAGCCAGTCGGTCAATGTCTCTTTGGTTAGCTTTGCTTCCCTGTGCGGCATAAACGCCACCGAAAATCCAAGCTCCGATACCAGTCAACAAGGCTGCACTACCGATAGTGATAGCTGCAATTGATGTTCCGCTGGGTCTCTTTGCTGTTTTTTCAGCCACCATGAAGTGCTCGTAGGAACTCATGTCGGTTCCGTCGGACATGGCTTTCATTGCCATTAAATCTTCTGCTGTCATAGTCATAAAATATTTATTGTTTCAAGGCAGCCCGATGTAGGCTGCATGACAAAGGACGACAGAATCAATGTGCTATTATAGAAGAAACGAGCGGGTTATGGGCAAGTTCGGAGCTAATTTCGTGCAGGCAGTTTTTTACGCTCCACTTGTTTATTTTTACATCGAAATGGTTTCGTATCCTGTTTACCGACTGACGGGGTATCTTAGTTTGACGGGATATTTCCTCGTCCGTTAAAAACTGCGATAGGAAGTACACCAAAAGATAGCGCGCGTCTACGCATTCTTCTTTTTTACTGTCTATCAGTTCCAATTCTCCAACCCCTGTATGCCTGCATACCGTAGACATCATAATCTGATACAAATCTCCTGTTTTCATATTATTCTGCTTTAAAACATGTAATTATTAAAAACAAAAATCACAACCCGGCGTTATTAAACTCGAAAGCCTCGTAACAACTCGGATTGTGATTGTTGTCTCTTGTGTTCGTTTCGCAGACAGAGGACAAGAGATAGGGGCTTTCTTTCTACTCTAAGCCCCGAAAGAGCGTCAGCTAAAGCCAACTTCTACACTTATTTCTTTTTTATCCTTATGGCAAGCCAAATAACGGCCAATGCGACACATGCAATGTTTAGCATCATGCTCGCATCTCCGTAATTGATTTTAAACCGTTCCCACCATGATAGTTTCCTTTCCACAGGATAAGGCTTTGGCACTTCAATTCTTCTTATCTTTTCAATGAAGTAAGGTATTTTGACCGTCACCGTAGATTGAGGGTATATCCCTAATGAGTGGTTCAATATCCCCTTATTCCAAGACGCATAACTATAAGCATACGGGTTATGCAGGAATGACACAGTATCGGCAATAGACACGCTGTCTTTATAAGGTATCAGCTTCTCCTGAAACGTTGTATCGTGGTAGACTATACTGTCAAGCACTTTGGTTTCAACAGGCACATAGACCGTCCTCGTTCGGCACGAAGCAAACACGAACACCAGCAGCATAGCCAGCAATCCAACAGACGCCCAAAACAATGGCTTTCTTAGTTCTTTCATGGCATTATCCTTTGAAATATATGACTTTACCCTTTGTTCCGTCATTACGCATATCAAGATGCACCCACGTAACATCCTGCTCCAGTCTTATGGGATAAGGAAGAAATATTTGGTTTGCCTTAATCCAGTTGCGGACCTCAAGATCCGTCATGTCCTTTACATCGAAATCAATGCCCGTACCTTGTATGTGTGCCGATACGTACACTTTCTCAAGCCTTGTTTTTTCTGCAACAAGCTGGCAGACATTGCATCTTAACCCTCGTTGTGTCACATTACCGCCTACCTGCCAATTATTCACATAGATAGGCTTGCCAAGTTTCTCCCTGATAACAAGCAGTGTTTCCAACAGGCGGTTATCGAAGAACTGCCAAGCGTTATCACCGAACTTCTCGTACACGTGTCGGCATACAAGTTCCTGAATGTCGAAGTAATCTTTAATATTCATTTCTTTTCCTCCTTATCTTTCGTTATTATCTCACTAACATCTTCCTTATCAACATTAAAAACCTTTTTGCAGAATATGCCCAAAGCCTTTAATATGTTGAAATCATACCCCTTAGGCTTTAATATGTTGCTTATAATAGAACAAAACTCTATAAAGCACACAAAGAGACAGGAATATATATCAATGTTCCACTTGTCCCCGGAAGCAATGTTTATCATCACAACCATGCAGACAAAGGCAAAGTAAGTTACCATTTTACCCATAGTACGGCGTATGGCTCCGGAGAAACGTACTTCCTCATTCATTAATAAACTCTTCCTAACTCCAAACGCCAAATCGCAGATAATAACTGCAAATGATACTATCAGCCAAGGTATCATGTGTTCCAATGACCGTACAATAAAGCTGCTTGCTATCATCGCAAATCCACCCGGTATGCTTTGGGTAATAATGTTTTCTTTCATTTTATCGTTATGTTTAAAATTCTTCCTATCTTTGTGTACGTACAAACTGTAAGCGTAAATTTTATTAATCAGGCAGACTTAAGTATCAAGATTACTGTTCGTATTAAATGGTCTGCCTTGCCCGCCTTATTCGTGAGAACGTGGCGGGTTTTTTATCCACATACTTTTTCGTTAATCTAATCCATTTCTTTTTCTTGTTTGAAATTATTTATATATTTGTATCATTCATAGTATCAGAACTAACTACTGCATCCCCGTTTGGCTCGTGAGAGTGGAACGGGGAATTTGCTTATCTGTTTCATCGTACTATCTGCAAGTTATATTCACTGTCTGAACATCCATAGTTACGAATGAACCTTTATTGTCAGAGGTAGCCTCAAAGACCAAATAAGAAGCGGTGCCGGATTTCAACAGGCTGCTGAAAACCAAATAGAACTCCTGATACTGTCCCTCGGTTGGAGAAGGCTCTATATATATCTGACTGATATTCTGCAAAGAACTATTTGCGGGTTGTCCGAACTGGCTGCTTTGATATGTTCCGGCCACAACAGAGCATCTTATCTTTATGGTCCCTTCTCCTGAAGAAGGTGTGAACGATGAGTTCTCAGGAATAATGTACATCCCCTTCGCCTTACGCTCTATCTTCATCCTTATACAAAAATATCTTGTGCCTGAAAAAGAGAAAGTAAGATCGCTGTCTCTTGAATACCAAGTAGGATTAACCAACGTAAATGCCACATAGGTAAGGCTTGCCCGGCGGCTGAAATAGTTTACTATGCTAATCCTTTTAAAAAACGGAGTGTCGCTGCCGTTCCATGGAGCTACAATGCCCGTTCCACCCTCGGCACTTCCACTTGAGCTTATTTTCTGAACACCCATACATACATACAGCGACCGCCCGACAAGCTGGCTTGTATTCTGCATTATTTGCGAAAGCTGGATCTTTATATATTCTGCCCAGTCGGTAACGTTTGCAATATCTTGCCCTGATATTTGTTTGTAAGTCGGAGCGTCCATTACATAAAAAGGCATACCCGTTTCCAAGTAGCATTCAACAACAAACCTATATCCGGAAGATGTCGTAAAAAAGTCCCTGAAATTAAAATCGGACCCCGAATTTATCATGCAAAAAGCAGTGAAGCTATCTTCATCAAACATATTCAGTTCCGACTTATAATTAGTTATGCCTGTTGTAAACGGATGGACAGCCGCGGTATTGTACCCTTTGAAATCACCAAGTCGGTAAGGCTCACCCTGTCCGCCTCTCGGAAGCTGATATTCCCAGTTGGGGTAGTTTGCCTGAGAAGGGTTTGTGGTAATTTCATAAGCCATTTTATTGAAATACACATATCCCGCCTTCAATGTTGGGGTAACCATTCCCCACATACACCCGTCCGCACGTGTAGGGTCTGTGCTATAATCAAGGTTGAAGTTTGTTGCCTTTCGGTAAGGTTTGTATTTGGCCCACTTGTTGATGTTAGCCCTCGTTTGGAAGAATGTTATCACCTCATTAGTGACACTTCCCCCGGCAGAGTTCAGTACGTCACGTACATTAACGGCAAGGTTGACATCGGTATTAGGTACAATAGCCATATCATACCTCCTTCCGTATAATGGTGATACCACCAGTAACAGCAATAGACATATCACTGTCACCGTTAATCTCGTAGTCGCCATGTACGACCCTGTCCGCTTCATATAGGCTTTCATCTGCATAACAATTCCAATTAGAGGATGTTACCCCCCCCCTCGCAAGTTGTTGATAACCAATAGGTTACCAATGACTAATAAATCAACCTTTACCTTTTTCATGACACAACCCCTTCTTGATTAGTTACTTGAACACATCAAATACACCTTCTATTGCAGTGCGCAAGATGTACGGATAGTTCTCCGCATACTTCTTCAGGGCTGCTGCCTGTTCTTTTGTTACCTTTGACTGGCCTGTTTTGTAGATTTCTCGGGCTACTTCCACCTCGCCCAATTCCTTAGACTGGGAGTATATCACGTTGGCAAACTGCTTAACCAATACGCCAATCTCACCGTCACCGTCTACGAATATCTTAGACTTTGAGCCGTCAATGTTTTCGATTTCTGCTTTGGCAAAGTCAATATCTCTCAACTCTTCTTTTTCTTTCTTATCTTCCATGATGATTATAGTTTAATGGTTGTACAATTACAATGAAACAGGCTGTGCGGAAGCTATCTTGGCTTTCGTGTCAGCGATAAAGGTGTTGACAGCCGCGGTAATCTCGCATTGCTCCTGCTTGTCTCCCACGTTATGGTTGATGCTCAGGTTCTCGTTGCCGTAGCTGTTGAAAGTAGCCACCTGTGAGCCGTCTTTCTTCACTGTGCCTGAATTGATATTACCTACAATGCCATTGTTTATCTCGGCATCCGCTTCAATGTCATAGACCTTAGATTCGTCTACGGAGTTATTTACTCTTACTGTTGCTCTCACTAACTTTTCATAAGCCACTTTTTCTGCGGCGGTTGTTGATGTACTCATAACTTTTGTTTTTATTGGTTTACTATTCTACTATTATCATATTGTCATTTGCATCTACTTGCATCGATGCGATTTTCATCTGGGAAAGGCCGATGATGCCAAGTATCTCTATCCCGGTCTCACGCTCTATGCTGTTTCTCACGCCTGATATGTCGGTAATGAGGAACTGCGGAATATCTTTCCCACCAAACCGCACAAGCGTATTGCAGTAATACACATCTTCCATTTCACCGCCAGCACCAACAAGAGAGCCGGGGTATTTGCGTCCTCTCACGATGTCGAACTTCTTTACCTTGTCCTCGGCAATAAGCCCAACACTCGCACCTGTATCAATAAGGAAGAAGCCTTTCTTCCCGTTTACCTCGGCTTCAATGATAAGCCGCTTGTCTGATAATGATTTGAACTTTTTCATGGTCTATTACATTAATAATTCTGTATATCTATTGTTTGAGATAGTGTTTGTCCATTGATTACGACAGTTACATTCACTTTCTTTGCTCCGTCAAAATTGGATATTTGAGAACCAAGATATGACTTACCGAAACTAAGGTAGGTATCGGCGTCAATGTACTCGTTGTAAGTAAATGTGTTTATAACAGATTCATACTGAGTATATATAGTAACCTTGATATTGGCCGATAATCTACTGTTGGTATTATTGTATATCTTGCAGTTTACAGATATTACCTTTGTTCCTGTGCTAATCTTAGTAGCGCTTAATTCTTTTAATTCCACTGGTGGCGCGTAATTCTTCAATGTAACCTCACCGTATGTGAATGTTAACGGAGTGAAGAAACCGGACGCAGGAGCCGTACTTGAACCTACATCCTTAACGCTCGAAACAAAGAGGAATGATTTATATTTTCCGGCAGCATGGCGAACCCTGTCAAATACGAATATAGCATTACCCGGATAATTGCCTATTGTTGGGTCATCAGCGACAGAAGCGTTACCAGTAGCCATATAAAACTCTGTACTACCAATCTTTAGCAGTCCGAGACATAAATAGCTATTTCTCCAATCACCAACTACATTACCTCCCGAATTAATATAATGGAGATCGGCTAATGTAAGATTGTATTGCTGAGACGGTTGTACGTTAACAGGAACCGTTATTGAAAAGGCGGTTGTGCTGTCAGCCATCATTACAGAGTCATTATAAGGTAGATATGGTTGTACGGCTTCAGTATAATATCCCCTGAAATCTTCAAGTCTTAGGGGTTCCGAAGTGCCACCGACTGGAGGTATATAGGCAAAATAAGGAGTACCACAATTTCCAGCAAGAGGCGAGCCGTTACGGACATAATCAGCCATGTAATTGACATTGTCCCAATACGGCACATTAGACAACCCCCAGTTTCTTGAACTGCGCTCATTATCGGTTACGTTAAAGTTTTTCGGGTATTTGAACGGCTTATACTTCGCCCATTCTCTAATATTTGCATCCGCAGTAAAAAAACTTGGTGCATAATTGATATTAACATTTCCCCCTGCATCCCTCAGCACCGCACCGATGTTGTTTGACAGGTTAATATTGGTATCGGGTATTATTGCCATTATGCTGCCCTCCTTTCCAGTTCGATAATACGGTTCATCATTTCTTTATTGCTATCTTTCAGCTCCTTGTTTTCTCTTTCAAGAAATTCTATTCTCGTTTCGTGGTTATTGAAGTCCTCCATCAAAAATCTTTGGAAATGCTTCGCGATAGACAGTACGCATGTAGTTGCAAGCACATCATAACTCATTGTGAAGAAGCCCTCATTGTCTGTGTCTGTCACCTGTGGAAGAAACACGTTCCAATACTGGGCGCTCGTTCCTGCTCTGACCTTGCATTTTTCGTCTGTCTTGAAAGTGTAGTCGAAAAGGTCAGCATTTGCCATTACGTCAAGAGGTACGATGATGCTGTTCAGGACGTTCTTCTTTCTTAAGTCGGAGTACATGGTTATTCCGCCTTTAGCAAGAAGATTGTTGCTGCATGTTACTTGACCGCTGCTTATTTGTAGCCATTGGGCACCCGCTTTCCTGTCTGAATTGGCAGAACCCAGCCATATCTCATTATTTGTGTTAAAGCCTATTCCAAAAGCATACGTTCCTGATCGAATAAGCGAATAGCAGCAATAGTTATCATTATTAGGAGCGCATGCGTTATAAGCAGCGCTGTATGAATCATCAGCATAGTGATCGATACCTGCTGAGTACAAGTCAGACCTGATCCAATTTGCCGAAGTTATTTTACCAGAACAATACGTATCTCCATTTACGCTAAGTTTGTAACCGCTAAGACCAGTTCCTATGCGGACATTGCCGCCACCAAAGCACATTGTTATATCTCTTGATGTGTTATATTGGAGGTTTAATTCACTGTTATAATTATTTATCTCACTACCTCTTCCGCTATCATTTCCGTTGTTATCTGTCTCAATGCAGATATTAAGAAACTTAGCCCCTCCTGTTACATTGTTTGTGCCGTCAAAAGGCTTACTGAATATTGTGCGAGGGGTCTCCAATCTAACAGCCTTTTGAACTAAGTAATCGTAAGA